GCTATTATCTATACGCTGGCCACAGGCAACGCCTATGGGCAGGAGCAGCCCGCGCCGCTGCCCAATACCGCCTGCAAGGCTCTGCTGCCGTTTGGCCAGCCCACACCCACCAACCATGAGATCTGCCGTGCGGGTTACGTGCTGGACTATGACGCCAGCGCCAAGATACCGGCGTGGGACGCCCACATTGTCACGCCCGCACACGCATACGGCTGCGTGGCCCGCACCAACGCTTTCCAGGCGGATAAGTCCATTACTGACCCCGCCACGCCCAAGGACTACCTGCACAGCGGCTACGACATTGGCCACATGTCCCCGGACGCAGACTTCAGCTACAACGCCAACCTTGAGCGCCAATCATTTATCCTTACCAACACGGCCCCGCAGTTGCCCGGCCTTAACCGGCAAACGTGGAAGTACCTGGAAGAAGACATACGCGCATGGGCCTATGAACGCAAGCATCCGTTGTGGGTAATCACAGGGCCGGTGTACGCCGTTGGCAGCGATAAAACCATAGGCAACCACGTTGATGTGCCCACGGCCTTCTACAAGGTCGTTGTAGACACAACCACGCACGAGTACCTTGCCTTTATCTTTCCCCAGAAGGAAGGGTTGGGCAAGGACGTTGCGCAGTTCCTGAGCACGCTTAAGGACATCACCGTTCAGACTGGCGTGCATATACCACTACCAAGCGGTGCGAAAGCGGACTCTGCGCTGTGGCCTGTGAACATAGGCGAATACAACCAAGCGAAGAGGAGCGCGTGCAGCAAATGAGCAAACCCAGTACATTCGTTATCAGCCTTACGGAAGACCAGTTCAACCGTGTGATGGAGAAAGCCAAGAGCGCCGGGCTGGGTATTGGCGCGTTGAACGGTGGCACGCTGCCAGAAGAGGAAGGCGTGCAGTTGGCCTATGTGGTAAGCGCACCGGCCACCAATGGGCTTATCCCGGTTAAGTTCACCATTCTGAAGAAGCCGTTCATTGTTAGCGCGGCTTTCGTACAAAGCAAAGTGCAGCAGATGATTGTCGGAGCGTAAGTGACTACAGCACAGGCCACAGAAGTAATCAACAAAGCCAATGAGGGCGCAGCTCTGCCACCTATCAACGTGGAGATTGCGCCCGTTTTTGTTGAGCTATTCAGCCCGCACCGCTACAAAGTGCTGTTCGGCGGGCGCGGCGGCGCTAAGTCGTGGAGCATTGCCCGCGCCCTTGTGGCCGTCGCCTACACCAGCACCAAGCGCATCCTGTGCGCCCGCGAGCTACAGGGCAGCATTAACGATTCCGTGCACAAGCTGCTTAAAGACCAGATTGAGTTAATGGGCCTGCTGCCGTGGTTTGACATAACCCAGAACAGCATACGATGCACCATCACAGGCAGCGAGTTTATCTTCAAGGGCTTGCGCCACAACTACACGGAAATCAAGTCTACCGAAGGCATTGATATCTGCTGGGTTGAAGAAGCGCAGTTCGTAAGCAAGGATAGCTGGGAAGTCCTTATACCTACCATCCGCAAGGTGGGCAGCGAAATATGGATCAGCTTCAATCCTGAAGAAGAGACGGACGAAACTTACAAGCGCTTTGTGCTGCACCCGCCGCATGATAGCTGGATCAAGAAGGTGGGCTGGCAGGATAACCCGTGGTTCCCCAGCACGCTGGACGCAGAGCGGCGCTACATGCTTGCCAACGACCCCGAGGCTTACGCCTACGTGTGGGATGGCAACCCTAAGACCATTGGCGACGCCATTATCTTCAAGGGCAAGTACGTCGTTGAAACCTTTGATACGGACATCTTTCACACCCGCCTGTTCCACGGCGCTGACTGGGGCTTCGCCAATGACCCTACCGCTCTAATCAGGTGCTGGGTAACCAAGCAGCCAGATGGTGAGCACTTGTGGGTAGATGCAGAGAGCGTGGGCTACGGCGTTGAGATTGATGAAACCCCTGCGCTGTTCCGCAAGATAAGCACGAGCGTTAGCTGGCCCATCAAGGCTGACAACAGCAGGCCGGAAACTATCAGCTACGTGCGGCGGCAGGGTTTTAAGATTGACCCCGCTGATAAGTGGGCTGGCAGCGTAGAGGACGGCATTGCCCACCTTAAGGGCTTCCGAAAGATACACGTCCACCAGCGCTGCAAGCAGCTGCAGCAGGAACTACGACTTTACCAATATAAGGTAGACAAGAACACCAAGGATATCTTGCCTATTATAGTTGATAAGAACAATCACTGCATTGACGCCATACGCTACGCTCTTGACGGTTACATCAAGCGCCGTGGGAACAGCGTGTTTGCACGAATGGGTTGAAAAGCCCTAACCTACAGCGGGCGATGTCCCCAAGTTAGCGAGGTGATAGCATGGCCGAAGTTACTGAGATACCGGCGTACAGCATCAAGAACGCCGCACGCAAAGCTAAGACCCGAGATACCAAGCTGCGCAAGAAGATTACCGCCGACGGGTTCTTTACGCGGCCCGGTGATGAGCTAGGTCGGGTACATACACAAGACGCCAAGACGCAGGACAGCGTGCAGAACTTCGCCGCTAAGATAGGTGTGGGCACCGATAACTTGAGTAGCGGCACCGGCTACGGCTTTAATCCCATCAGCCGTATGCGCACCATGCTTGAGTGGATACATCGAGGCAGTTGGGTGGGCGGAGTAGCCATTGATGTGCGTGGCGATGATATGACCCGCGCCGGAGTAGAGCTACAGGGCCAGCTTGAGCCTGAGCAGATAGCCGCTATGGAAGAGTATGCCACGCAACAGGGCTTGTGGAACGGCATCAACAATACGATCAAGTGGGGTGACCTGTACGGCGGCGCGTTGGGCGTATATCTTATCGACGGCCAAGACCTGAGCACTCCGCTTGACATGAGCAAGATTGGCAAGGGCCAGTTCAAGGGTATCCTTACGCTGGATCGCTGGCAGGTAGACCCCAGCTTGTTTGACTTAGTAACTGAGTACGGGCCGCACTTAGGGCTGCCTAAGTTCTACCGAGTTAGCAGTGACGCGCCCGCGCTGCGCAACACCAACATCCACTATACTCGCGTGTTCCGCATCATAGGCGTAGAGCTGCCTTACTGGCAGCAGCTACAGGAGAACCTATGGGGTATCAGCGTGCTGGAACGCTTGTATGATCGCATGATTGCCTTTGACAGTGCCACACAGGGCGCTGCCCAACTGGTGTACAAGTCGTATCTGCGTACTTACAAGATCAAGGATTACAAGGAGACCGTGGCCAGCGGTGGCCCGGCCTTTGAGAACCTTGTGAAGTACGTTAACATGATGGCCCGCTTCCAGTCCATTGAAGGCATTACGCTTATGGACATGGAGGACGAGTTTGAAGAGCACGGCTCTACGTCCTTCAGCGGCATTGCCGAGGCGCTGGTGCAGTTTGGCCAGCAGCTTGCCGGTGCCCTCCAGATACCGCTGGTTCGCTTGTTTGGCCAGTCCCCTGCCGGGCTTAACAGCACCGGAGAGAGCGATCTGCGTACTTACTACGACGGCATTAACCAGCAGCAGAACAAGAAGCTGAAGATGCCGGTAACTATCATCTACAGGCTTATCGCCGCCAGCTTGGGTATTAAGCTGGATGATAGCTTCAGCATCAAGTTCCGTCCTCTGTGGCAGCTTACCGAGATTGAAAAGGCTGATGTGGCCAGCAAGATTGCTGACTCCGTCACTAAGGTGGAAGAGGCCGGGTTGGTTACACAGCAGACTGCGCTCAAGGAACTGCGCCAAAGCGCTGCCATCACAGGTATCTGGAACAACATCACCGATGAGGACATTGAAGCCGCCAATGATGAACTGGCGCCGCTGCCTGAAGAAGTTGAGGCCTACGCAGCAAAGGCCGGGCTTGAAGGTCCGGGTGAAGACCTTACGCAGATACCGGGCAGTGTGGGCAACGCAAAGGACCGCGCACGCACCCGCGACTACCGTAGCGCTGCGGGCATGGGCTACTACCACGACCTGCCTGTGGTCATAGAAACCCCGGCTGGCACCGTGCGGCGCGGGTACAACTTTGTGACTACTATGCCCGCTGACTACGGCTACATACGCGGTGTTACGGGCGCTGATGGTGACCAAGTAGACTGCTGGGTAGGCCCGTCGCACGCCAGTAACAAGGTGTTTGTGATAGACCAGCGTAACCTGGACACCGGCGAGTTTGATGAGCATAAGTGCATGTTGGGCTACTACAGCAAGGAGTCCGCTCTGGATGACTACGTGCTGGGCTACAGCGACGGCAAAGGAGCCAGCCGAGTGATGCACATAACTGAGTTTGATATGCCGGGCTTCAAACAATGGCTTGCCGTGGGTGATAAGACTAAGCCCATTGATGAGTGGATTAATCAAGTAGGCTAAATGATACAAGTAAGTAGCATAGGTGAAATAGTTATCTATGCTACTTACAGAGTATTGCGCCGTTTGTAACTTTGGCCGTACAGTTATTCTCGTAGTGGGGTGGGCCTTATGTGCAAGCACTGCGGCTGTGACCCTGCCGAACACATACTAGAAATCAATGTACGGTTCGGTAAGTATATCATCAACCTGTGCACGGCCTGTAACTGGTACTACACACTACCTCCGCAGTTAGTAAGTGGCTGGGAGTTTCAGTACGAAAAGGAAATGGCGATACTTGGCTAACTCCGTTAAGCCCGCACTCACGCCAGCGCAGTTACGCCGCGCTGCACGTGAACGCTTTAATCGGGCACGCAAGGCCGAGATTACTTACAGCCGCCAGCTAGTTCACATAGGCCGCAATGTGGGGCAGATAATCAAGGGGTTTGGCCCAACCGGCGAAATCACTGATATGCCCGGCCTGATGACCGCTCTTGAACGCTACGCCGATGTGCTCCGCCCGTGGGCCGTGCAGGTCACAGCGCGTATGCAAACGCAAGTGGCCCGGCGTGACTCCCTCGCTTGGGTTACGCTGGGCCGTACCATTGGCCGTGAACTGCGCAAGGAGATTGAGCAGGCACCGATCGGCGCTGCGCTGCGCGACGTAATGGCAGAGCAGGTACATCTTATCACCAGCATCCCCACAGAGGCCGCACAGCGCGTCCACCAGCTCACAATACAAGGCATCACAGGCGGCAGACGAGCCGCTGAAGTAC